TGGATATATTTGGAAATATCTTTATACCATTAAACCAAGTGATGTTGCTAAATTTGAATCTACTGATTATATGCCAGTTCCTTCTGACTGGGCAACATCAACAGATAACTCTGCAGTAAGGGATAATGCAGTTGATGGTTCTATTAAGATTGTAACTGTAACCAATAAAGGAGTAGGTTTAGGAACAGCAAATAGTATTTACACTTCAGTTCCTATTAAAGGAGATGGGTCTGGAGCACAATGTACTATTGTAATTGATGGAAATCAACAAGTAAGTTCTGTTACCGTTTCAAATCAGGGATCTGGATATACTTACGGAAATGTTGATTTGGTTGCTGGCGGAGTTCCAACTGGTACAACTAGACCAACTTTTAATGTTATCATACCTCCTCAAGGTGGACATGGATATGATATTTACAGAGAACTTGGTGCATATAATGTTCTTCTATATTCCAGGATAGAAAATGACAATACAAATCCAGATTTTATAACTGGAAATCAAATTGCTAGAGTTGGTGTTGTGGAAAACCCACAACAATTTGGATCAACAACTCTTTTATCTGCGGATAAAGCAAGTGCAGTTGGTGCATTGAAACTTGTAGGAGCTGGATATAGCACTGCAACTTTCACTGCAGATTCTTATTTTACACAAACAGTTTCAACAGGAACGACTGCTGTCGGTAGAGTTGTAAGTTACAATCAAACCACAGGAGTTTTAAAATATTGGCAAGATAGAAGTCTTGCTGGATTTAATACAGTTGGAACTGCACAGACTCAACCAACATATGGATTTGATTTAACAGAATTTACTGCATCACCCGGAACTGGTGGATCATTGACTATCACTCCAACCGTAGGTGTTGATTTAAATATTGATTCAAACTTTACTGGTATATCTACCGTAATAAATAATCGTACATACTATCTTGGTCAAACTTTTACGAGTGGTATTGCCAATCCTGAGGTCAAGAAACACTCTGGTAGTATAATCTACGTTGATAATAGACCATCTATTACAAGATCGTCAAACCAAAAGGAAGACATAAAAGTTATTTTGCAGTTCTAAAGAATTATGCCTCAACAAACTAACCTCAATGTATCTCCATACTTTGATGATTTTGATCCAGCTAATGATTATCACAAGGTATTATTCAAACCAGGATACCCAGTACAGGCAAGAGAATTAACTTCTCTTCAATCAATACTGCAAAATCAAATTGAAAGATTTGGTCAACACTTCTTTAAAGAAGGTGCTAAGGTAATTCCAGGAAACACTGGATATAATAGAATTTACTATTGTGTTCAATTAGAAAATACTTATCAAGGGGTTCCTGTGTCTGCATATGCGGACCAGTTGGTTGGAACAAAGATAACAGGACAGACATCTGGGGTAACTGCGTTTGTTGATAGTATTTTACTTCCAGAAGATTCCGTAAATGGCAATCTTACTTTATATGTAAACTACTTAACTTCCAGCACTTCAAATAATTCTACACAAACTTTTTCTGATGGAGAGTTTATAACTTGTAACGAAACTCTTTCATCTGGACTACTTGGAAACTCCATCATCTCTGCAGGTTCTCCTGTTGCATCAACTTTAGCTGAAGGAGCATCTGCTACTGGTTCATCTTTTCAGATAGAAAGTGGTGTTTATTTTATTAGAGGAAACTTTGTAAATGTAAATAGAGAAAATTTAATATTAGATCAATATTCGTCCAATCCAAGTTATAGAGTTGGTCTTTTTATTAATGAAGAAATTGTAACAGCAGATTTAGACGAAACTTTAAACGATAACTCTCAGGGATATAATAATTATGCTGCTCCAGGAGCAGATAGACTTAGAATATCAACAAGTTTATTTAAAAAACCTCTTGACGATTTTAATGATGATAATTTTATTTTACTTGCAACGATAATCAATGGTGTTATTCAGACATCTAAAAAATCTGGACAAGGATATAGTGGTGTAGGTGCTGTATTTTATAATGATCTTACTGATGTTTTAGCAAGAAGAACATTTGATGAATCAGGACATTATTATGTAAAACCTTTTGATGTTACTGTTGTTAACTCATTAAATGATGGTTTAGGTAATGGAGGTATCTTTAACGCAGGACAGTTTACTCCTGGAGGAGTAACTGCTAATGATGATCTTGTACTGTATAAGATTTCTCCTGGAAAGGCATATGTAAAGGGATATGAAATAGAAACCTTAAATGCTCAGTACCTTGATGTAGATAAACCAAGAACAACCAAAACTCTTGAAAACCAAAATATCATTTATAATACAGGACCAACATTCAGAGTTAACAGAGTTTATAGAGCACCAACTGTTGGTCTTGGAACATATTTTGTAAGCCTTAGAGACCAAAGAGTTGGTTCTGATCAAGAATCAGTTCCAGGAAAGGAAGTTGGTTTGGCAAGAGTATATGATTTTAGACTTGAGTCTGGATCATATGATGCAGTGAATGGTAATTTAAATGAGTGGAATCTTGCTCTTTACGATGTACAAACAACTACAGATCTTACTCTCAATCAAGCAGCAACTCTGTCTGTTCCTACCTTTGTAAAAGGAAATAATAGTGGTGCTACTGGATTTTTAAGATATGCAGTTACTGCTGGAACTGCGGTTACTGTTTATGAAACAGAAGGATCTTTCATACCAAATGAAAAACTTCTTTTCAATGGAGTTGCTGATGGTAGAATTGCCATAGCAGTTACTGAACATGGAATTTCGGAAGTAAAATCTGTTTATGGAACAAATAATGGAACACTGGGAATTAATACTTTCAGTGCTGATGTAATTCAATCTACCAAGTTCAATGTAGGTATTGCAACTGTTAGTGCTCTTTCTGGTGGTATCAGTACAATTACTGCTAAGAATCAATTATTCCCAGGAACTTTAGTTAAAGAGAATGATCTTCTCAGATACACTGATACAACTGCAGGTCTTTTAACAAATGATCCCATTTTTGCAAGAGTTGTAAGTGTAGGAACAACTCAAATAACCGTTGCCTCTGTTGCTGCAGTATCTGGAATTGCCAGTGGACACCTCCCATCATCAACTTTAGAGGTAACTGATCTAAGAGTTTTAAAAACTGATCTCGCACCAGGTTCAGATTCTTCACTCTTTACACCATTACCAAAGACAAATGTTTCTGAAGTTGATATTTCGGATGCAACCCTAACGATTAGAAAAACTTTTAGTGTTGATATCTCCAGCAATCAATTGTCCTCACAGGCAGTTGCCGGAACCAATGAAATTTTCTTACCATTTGATGAAGAAAGATATTTATTAACAAGATCAGATGGATCCACTGAAGTATTAACTGCAGATAAGTTTGATATTGGTGCTGATGGAACCACATTACAAATTCGTAATTTGGGAACTAATGATACTGGTGCAAACTTAGTAGCTACCTTAAGAAAATCAAAACCAAAGGCAAAAATTAAAATTAAAAATAGAGTAAACTCTATTGTAGTTGACAAATCAAAACTATCTGGATCTGGAATTGGTACAACAACTCTTAATAATGGATTAACTTACGGCAACTATCCATATGGAACGAGAGTTGAGGATGAGTTTATTTCTTTGAATTTCCCAGACGTTATTGAAATTCATGGAATATATGAATCCGCAAATACATCTACAGCAACTGCACCAAGAGTAACTTTACAATCAATTAATAGTGCATCAACAACTACTGCTGAATTTTTAATTGGTGAGCAGATTGTCGGTCAAACTAGCGGTGCTATTGCGATTATTGCAGAAAAAATAGATAACTCCAGAGTTACATATATCAACAAAAATGAAATTGTTTTTGTTGAAGGAGAAACGATTCAGTCACAAGAATCTAATATTTCGGCAGTTGTCTCTACTTTAGAAGCACCAAGTTTTAATATATCACCAAATTATTCATTTAGAACTGGGCAGGAAACTACTTTCTATGATTATGGTCGTATTAAGAGGAAGAAAGATTCTTCTGCTCCAGTAAAGCAATTGAAAATATATTTTTCTAGTGCATCATATGATACTACTGACAATGGAGATATTACAACAGTAAACTCATATAGAAACTTTGATTATGCTAATGAAATAAAAAGAGTTAATGTTTACAGAAACTCGGATATTATTGACATCAGACCAAGAGTTGCTAATTATACAGTAACTACCGATTCTAGATCACCTCTTGAGTTTTTGGGGAGATCATTTGATACAACTGGACAGACAGCAGCTAATCCACTAGCATCTGATGAATCTATTACTACGGATGTTTCATATTATCAGGGAAGAATAGACAGAGTATTTTTATCTAAAGATGGGAGATTCCAAGTTGTATATGGAACTCCTTCAGACAATCCACAGAAACCTGAACCAATTGATGATGCTATTGAAATTTGTACTGTAGGACTTCCTCCATATCTTTATAATACTAAGAATGCAAAACTTTCATTCTTAGAGCATAAAAGATATCGTATGAGAGATATCAAAAATCTTGAAAATAGAATTAAGAGTCTTGAATATTACACTACGTTGTCTTTATTGGAAAAAGAAACTGCAAACTTCTTTGTACCAGACAGTGAAGGTTTAAACAGATTTAAGTCTGGATTCTTTGTAGACAACTTTAATGATTTTTCTGCTCAAGAACAACGTGTAAATATCAACAATTCTATTGATAGAAAGTATAACGAACTTAGACCAAGACATTATACTAACTCAGTAGACATGATCTTCGGTCCTGTTGTTGATACTAATCCAGCAGATGATCTTAATTTTGCTACCATTGAAGGAAATAATGTCAGAAAACAAAATGATGTTGTAACTCTTGACTATGCTGAAGTTGAATTCCTTAAGCAAACTTTTGCAACT